CGTAGGGCGTATGCTGTCCAGCTCGCCTTTATGTCTAAATCATAAACGTCTGCTCGATACCATGCGTTTTATGTCCCACTTGCCCTGGGCTCTCACCAAGTCCTTGTAGTCCAAATTCTCCGCCAACCGAAGAATTCGACCTTATACGTTAGAAAGTGAACGTAACGCACTAAAACTTTCAATGATGTTGCCCCTGACATCCCCTGCTCGTCTCTACTCATGCTCCAGGCTCCACTCTGGTAATTTGATTCGACGATAGGCGGTACCTACGGTTACAGTCGGAGCTTGACCACGGCCCTAGCAAGCCGTGTATTCGATTCCCTGGCCTAAGGGGTGCGTCCGCACGACAACTTCTGCATACCACCACCGCGTGCAACTGGTGAATTTAGTACATCCGATCGGAAGGATCAATGTATGAACCGGCGCTTAACCGACCAGCGTTCTGCAGAAATAAGCATTGTCATTAGCCCAGGCGTGAGCTAATGCGACAATGTCGTCTGAATCGACGTCCTTGTGTCCTCGAGATTGTGGCCCTCCAGCAGGGACTCTTCGTCCCCCGCCCTCTCTCTTTTCCACTTCATAACCACACTAACATTAAACCAAACCCAAAATTGCAACCAACGATTGTAATCAGCACACTCACGCCAAACCTTCCTCCAACAACGGTCTGCTGCGCTACCGCAAGCCAGCGACTCCCGTCCCTGATGAGTTCTCTTCTCTCCCTTGTATACGTGAAGCTGCGCGCAAACGCTCAAATAAGCGCGCCGTCGTCCGTCTTCTCGAACCCTCACAGAAGAACGTATCCAAGTTCAAGACAGATCACGTTGTCCGCATCCATTCTGAATCTGAAGCCCTTTACGCTGCTAAGCTCTCGAAGTCATTTTCGAAGAGAGCTATTGCCGGTGAAGTCATTCAGAGTCATCTTCAAGCCAAACGCGATCGAGATCTTCATCAAGCTCGTGATCGGAAATCTGAACGTCAGACTCAATCTGGAACTGTCCCTACATCCACGATTGACGACCTTACGAAACTTCCAGAGGTCAATACCCCGCCGCCCTCCCCCCCTGTGGCCACCTCCGAACTCGCCACTGCTATTGCGACCGGAACTCTCACACCCGCCACAGCCGCGGCCTTGTCCTCAATGACCCCTGCCATGTTTGCTCAAGACCCAATCAACGTAGCCATTCCTCCCGTTCAGCCCGAACGCGCTCCCCTTTGGGGCCCTCTCAAATGGGTTGAACCCCTTCGTTCCATCCCCCAGTCCGTCCGCGCTCTCGATGGCCATCTCTCTGGTCTTCGTGCTGATATCCAAACTAGCACAAACACCATGAAATCTACCATCGACTCAATTCGCTCCGAGTTCCAGTCCCATGTTGACTCAGCTAAGTCCTCCACTAGCTCTTTTAAAGCCAACCTCGAAGCCAATGCTAAAAGCGCCCGTGAATCAGTTGAAGCCCTCAAGAAGCAATTCGCTGATTTCCAGGACCGACTGCCCGATATGGTTAAGGATATGCGTCGTGATACTCTGCGCGACGGAACTCGTTTTGCCGATTCCGTCGTTGCCACCGTCACTGATCACGCAATCCTCATTCTCTGCCTGACCGGCATCCTTTATGCCGCGTTAGGTGCCATTCGCGCTCGTACGCTCACCGAGACCATTCTTCATGGTATGCTCGGCACTGCCCTCCTCGGTGTCGTTGCCGCTCGGTACTACAAGCTTCTTACTGGAACCATTCAGACTGCATACCAGCACATCTCAGATTGGTTCTCCTCATGTGAGAAAAATGAGAAAGTCACCCAAGCCGGGATATTCGATACACTCGGCGCCTTCACCGCTACCCTCCTCAGTACTGCCATCGTTGGTACTGCTCCCACCGGAAAAGCTCTCAAAGAGTTCTCCGGGTGCCTAGGAAACTGGAAGCGTGTCTCAGAAGGCACATCCGAGTTCACAACTTGGGTCCACGACCTCTTCCTCCGAATCATCAACCGCATCCGCCATTGGTGTGGTAAGGAAGAAGTCGAGGAATTCTCAATTGGAATCGAAGCTGTCGACAAGTGGCGCATTCGCGTGCGCGCTTTTGTTGACGACTACGCTTTCAACAAAGATAAGCCCATCAATCCCGACAACTTTCCCATCGCCTTCAATCTCCGCCAAGAGGGTGCAGACTTCAAGTTCAAGTACGGAAAAGGAAAGGATGGCGTTGCTCTGAGTCGTTGCATCGACCAGTACCTTCGCTACCTTGAACCCATCTATTCCGTGCTCGAAAGTACCACCATGGACCACGCCATGCGCATGGTCCCCGTCTGCATTTACCTCTACGGTCCTCCTGGATCCGGAAAGAGCTCAGTCGCCCAAGCCCTCTGCCACAGAGTCCTCGCCTACTACTGGCGCGACAAGCCTGCCTACCTCGAACTCCTCAAGAAGAATCCCAATCTCTTCTGCTACGCGCACGACCCTGCGCG